TATCATCCTTGTTAGGATTCTGCGTGACAAAACCCTGGAACACATAGCTCTTCTTCCGCCAGTACTTGCGAGCCATATCTTCCAAAGTAGGATCCTTCCACCACGGACGTGTTTCGGCTGCGATGGGGCAGCTGCCTGGCTTCCACATGTCCATGCAAGGTACTTGCACTTCAACTGGACGAGCATCATTTTGCCCCTTGACTCCAGGGAATGGAATCTTGATGATGAGTCGTTCCACCCAGAAGAAGTCGTTGGTGTCGTCGCCGTCCGGCAGAAACCTCAGAGTGGCAGTTGAGCCCTCTGGGTTGTTCCAAAACGGATAAATGGAGTTGTCGCCGGTAAATTGGCCGCCACGCGAGCGGTCTTTGCGAGCCTGCTGCTCTAACAGCTTGGCTTGGATTTCTTTAAGATTCAGTCCCATGATATGTGCCTCCTATGTGTGCTTTCATGTGCCTAATTGTGCTATAGACAGCCCGCAACACCTGTTGCTGACTGACAGTTTATTTATGCCGCAGCGATTGTCAAGTGTCAATCTGCTATCTAAGTTTTCAGTGGAGAATTGGATTGGTGACAGCCGCATGCATTACATAATGCCGGCTAGTTCCTCTAGTCGCAAGAGCTCTTGATCCATCTCTGAACTAGGTACAGTGATGCGGTAACCATGGCTTACCAAATACCTAGCAGCAGTTTCTAACGCATCCATGTTGGGGACATCCGACTTCTCGCAACCACAAGTTTCGGCTAGCCTATCCCGCAATTCTATCACTTGTTCAGCTGGTGAACTCATTGTGCTGCTGGCTAGCTTGGTAATGCCAGTGGCATAACCCTTGCTGCCACTGAGCCTCTTGCTTTCTTTGGCAAGTTGCTCTAGTGCACCCTTGACATGAAGACCAAGCTCTTGATCTTTGTTACGCATCAGCTTGTTAGCACGCTTGAGCTTGATGTAATCCTCGCTCATGCGCATGATAGCTTTAGCAGTCTGGTCACCAAAACGACCATCGTTGGCAAGATGCCGTGCCATAGCCCTGGCGCCCGCTATATGAGCATGGGGATAAGCAAAGCGCTCGCCCATCTTGGTCTCTATGAATATGTTCTTGATGTGGCGCCAACGACTGCCCTTCTTCTCTTCGTTCACGGGATCAGTATGGCGTATGATCAGCTTGCTATTGCCTATCTGCTGGTAACTGCTCTTGGTGCTACCGTAAGGCTTGCTGATATCGCGGCTCTCTTGGATGTTGTTCACAGCATCTTCCCTGGGATCAATGTCATGATCAAACTTATACCAGTTCACACTGATGTTTTCCTTGTCACCAACATTGACTTGCATGCTGTCCTTGATCTTGATGACTGTGTTAAAATCCTTATCGTTAACTAGATTAGGCGTCTTGATATCCATGTGGCTACTGGCATCCTCGTCATGCAGCGTCACTAATATGTTAAAGCTGTCCAGTTTTGGATCACTGCTTGGTATGGTAGCAAAGAATCTAGTGGCTTCATGTGGATCCATGGTCTTGCTGCCGCCTTTGTCAAACATCTGCGTGCGATAGCCGTTGCCTCGCAGTATGCCAAAGATCTTATCGCCTATGATGTCCCAGTTGTGATTCATGATGCTATATTTAGCTGTTAGAAGCCTAGGCTGATGGGCATTGGTTCCTGAACGTCCTCGACAAACTCGTCTTTCATGAGATTGCCAAAGTTCTCATCCCAGCGAGTGACCATCTGCATCATGCGCACACACAGTATGGTGGCCATCACGGCATCATCGTGCTCTCCAACCTTGCCTTCAAAGCTGTTGCCCTTGGAAACAAAGAACTTCAGCTGTCTGACCAATTGCTTGCTGCGCAAAACCAGCTTGTTGCTTTCTATGAGGCTCTTCATCTTGGTGCAGGCCATGGCCTTGCTGCGCACGTTGGTGTTCAGGCCTCGACGCAGCCTGCTCACTCCCTTGACCTTTGGTTCATGCAACCATATGGCATTAAAGTTTTCTTCACCGATCTCGTCTATGCTCACGATAGCTGCTTCGCCCCAGCTGTTGTTTTCCAGAGTGAAGTATATCTCTGGTTCACTACGCTGTTCATTGCTCTTGCGCATCTCAGCATGTATGAAGTTGATGATGCCTTGCATGGTCTTGACCTGCTGAGGTATGCTGGTACGATTGTGGTTCCACTCTGCCACCTGTGCCATGTCCGGAAGGCTGAAGACCTGTATGCAGCTGTGATCTTTGCCCACACCAGCACTGGGATCCAGAGCCACCAGGTAAGTCTTGTTGGGTTTGATCTGATCATACCAGCGTGTCTGACCGGTCTTGAACAAAGGTTCGGTACCCTGAAGCTGCAGCAGCGTGGCCGCATTGATCAGAGTCTCATCAGCTGTGATGAACTCAACCCCGTACTCTCGCCTAAATCGGTCTATACCGATCTTGGCACGCTCTTTATCTGCCCAGACTTCATCCCTGCCTGGCACTTCGCTGTAGTGAGCTGTGAATGCCGCAAAGCCGTTCACACCCAGGCCATCTGGTGTGTCATTGCCATAATCATCCACTGTCTTGTTGGCACCAAACCAAATCTCTGCGAACTTGTCCTCGTCACTGTTGGGTGTGCTGGTGATGATGCACTTACCACCAGTTGCTAGAGTAGGACTCATAGCAGTCCAAAATTCTTCTGCGATACGCGGCTTCACGAACGCAAACTCATCCAAATACAGCAGCGAGATACTCATGCCGCGCCCGCTATCTGGAGTTGTTGTAGTTGCCTTGATACGAGATCCATTATCGAACTTGATGTCCTGCACATTATATATGGCAACACCGGCACGTATCCAATCTGGCAGTTCTTCATAGGCAAACTTCACGCGATCCATGATCTCATTGGCTGCGCGGAACTTGTTGGCCGCTATCAACACCGTGACATCTTTGTTGAACATAGCATACCATAACAGATAACCCGCTGCCGTGGTAGTCTTGCCACTCTGCCGTGGCAAAAGTGCTATCACGCTGGTATTCTTCCAGTATGCGTGTACCAAACGCTTCTGATAATCATATGCTTCAAATGCCATGCGACCTTTGGTAGGATGCTGTATCTTCATGTAATTTTCCATGAAATACAGAGGGTCCTTGGCACAGCGTGCTATCTCGCGGATCTGTTCAGCCGTGTAGGCAGTCTTCTTGTTAGCCTGCTTTACTATCTGGAAATCTATGTCAGTCTTAGCCATGTGTTACTCAAGCGAACAGCGGCATATAGCCGCTGTTACTTATATTTGTTAAGCGTTGATCTATCAATTCATCACGTCTTGACGACCAATATGGCTCAGAGGACTGCGGCTACCATCAGTTACAGGTTCCTCATTGCTGAATGGATCTTTGTCAAACTTATCACGAGAATTAGCTGTCAATGGGCTTTCTGATCCGTCATTGCTGTGCTCTAAATCAGCTTCTATGAGATAATTTGTGTATTCTTCGTTGAGCACGTTGAACAAGCTGTTGGCGCGCTGGGCCTGTTCGCTCATAAGCGTGTTATCACCGATCTTACCAAAGCGCTGGTTGATGTGGCGACCTTGATAGATGTAATCTTCGGGGTCAATTGGCTCACCGTCTTCTGAATGCTCCGTATGACCATAGTCATGATCAGCATTTTCCATAGCAACTTCTTCACAGGTGCAGTTAGTCTGCGGATTACCACAGTGTGAACAGGTAGGCTCAGCTGACACACCATAAGGCATGCCGGCTTTTGGTGCCGCTACTACCAATTCAGCGTGAGCATTGCTGCGTCCAACACCGCTCATAGCCAACAAGCGCTCTAGGGTATCAAAGTCCTCGTCTGTGGCTGTTACAGTCATGCTCTTATGGCTGCCTTTTTCATCAATGTTCTGTGTCATCACGATGTTCATGCTCTCACGCAGCTGCTTTTGGCTTTCGTTGTAAGCGTACACAAAACCCTGTGTGTCTGGGCCATTGTTAGTGGCACCGATCGGAGTAAATGGTATTGGGCCCAGCGGAGCATCCTCTTCCATGCTCGATGACCAGCACTCTTCCATTCCATGCACAGGGCACATCTCGCCTTCTGCCGTCATGTTGCACTCGCCTTCTTCCATGTTCTCATGCATCTCGTCGTGCTCGATGTCTTTGGTCACTTCACGTCCGGCACGCTCTGCCTTGTCGTCTTCGCTGCCACGTTTGTGACCATGAATGTGATCTTTGTGGCGCTCGTCATATTCAATGTCATGAGCAACTCTGCGTCCAGCTTTCTCAGCACGGTCGTCACGAGTATGATCAGACTCTTCATCCATCATCTCGCCCCGGCTGTCTTCCATCTGTATGCTGCCCTGATATCCGACGCATTCTTCCATGCCATGCACAGGGCACATCTCGCCCTCAGCTGTCATGTTGCACTCTTCAGCTTCAAACACGCTGTCTCTGCGTCCCAAGGACTCTATAGCCCTAAGCTTGCCTAATATGCTATGGAAATCCATGGTTTAACCCTTCCTCAAGAATTCTGGTTTGTTTGGAGCTTTTGGTGCTCCCATGTTTACTCGCTTGCCATCTCTGTCCTTGTAGAACCTGTACTCTATTTCAGCACCATCATCAAAATTGCCTTCGGGTCCAAGACCACTGCGAGGCGTTGGGTCAGCTGGATCTTTGCTCGATGGCTTGTATACTGGTTTTGGGGTGTCGTACCTGGCATTGAAATCTGCCATGTCCTGTACAGGCTCATGAGGAGCTACCTTGTTCATCTCAAGCCAGGTAAAGAGCGGTTGGCTTGAATCAACTTCATCGCTTGGACGTGTTGCTTTTATACCAGCCAAGTAATCCAAAAAGCGCTTGTTATATGCATCGCCAAAGATATCAGTGACCACTGGCTGTTCAATGTCTTGGTAAAAACGATCTGTGCTTAGGCGTCCCATGGATGATAATCCATCCTTGGTAGCAAGCTCATGGAAACCCATGTCTGTCATGTATCTGTCTGAGTTCATCTCGACCGGTTCCATGGCAGTTCTCACCACTATGTTCTTCTCTGGTATGTTCATCACACCGCGGATTCCTTCCATGGTGATGTAGCTGCTCAGAGGCATTGTCGTAACGAAATTGATCTGATACACCGTTTGGTTTGCCTGATCAATGAAATCCATCTTGTCTCCCTTGAGCAAGACTGGTACAGTCATCTCAACCAGACCAAACTGCGTGAGATAACGCTCAACAGCATCTAACTGCTCATCGCTTGGTTCCACAGCAAGCTTGATCACGAATCCATACTCTCGTGTGCTTTCTGCGAGATACTCTCTGAATGACTTCATGGCAATAGATGCTCCAATGTACCTGTTATTTAGCGTCGCTTTCAATTTCACCTAGCTGTTTGAGCAGCTCATTTCGGTCCATCATTGTAGCTTTGACATCCAACGGATCATCGTCAGGTGATTTAGTTGTGCGGTCAAGCTTGAGCTTGTCTAGCTTCAGCTTCAGCATCTTCAGCTTCTTGTCCACCTTAGAGTTCCTAGCATCTACTGCTATCTTTAGCATCTGGCTGCTGCTACTGAATATCTCTCCAGCATGACGAATTTCAACATTCATACCGAGATCCTGTAGATCTTGATGTGCTTTGATAGCCATGTTAGCCAGTTCATCCATCTCACGATCATGGAGATCCTGTCCTCTTGCTGTGCTAAGCTGACGATCAATGTCATCAGCCATGGCCAATGCTGCTGCGATGTCCTCTTCGTTAGGCTGCGCCGGTATCTCTGCATCGGAACCTTCAACAGGTTCTAGCTCAAATGCATCTTCCAGTGTCTTGAATCTGTTGGCCATCAACGGGTCCTCTTGGTCTTGGTTTTGGGCTTAGTGATATATATGTCACTTTCAGTAAGGATCCTGAAGGTCATTCCGTTCTTCTTACAATAGGTCATTGCCGCTGCCCATTTAGCTGTGTTGAGTATGAGGCTTACCTTGTCTCGCTTGCTCTTGGCATTCTCAACCATGGCTTCCTTGGCAGGTTTGACTTCTACTATCTCTGCTCGCCTCTTGCCATTCTTGTCTTGGTATAGTATCATGAAATCTGGCACATATTGGCTGGGTTTGCCGGTTAGAGGATTTGTATAGGGTATGCGTATGCTCTCACTGGCCCACTGTATCACACTGGGGTGGCTGTCAAGAAAGTTCATCACAGTCAGTTCCCAGCTGCTACGGAACGTGACTTCCTGCTTGCCTATCAGCTTTGCTGGATTCTTCGGTATGAATCGCCCTTGGCTGTACTTAGACATTGCTATAACCTTCTAGACATGCAGATAATTCTGGATTGATCATTTTCAAAGATGTCCTTCTCAGGGAATCCAACCTATCATTGTATTC